TGGGACTATGCATTTGGCCAGGGACGCTTTGCAGCCACTCTGGCCGGTGGTGCTCAGTGGATGGGAGGCGCTTCAACTGCGCACGGCGAACAGCGACGTTTCAGGCTTCCGTCCGGGGAGGAGTTTCAGTTTCTTCACGGGCGGTCGGAAGGCATTGGCGCGGGCGCTCCCAGGCGCGTACCGGGAAGCGAAAAGCGCGATGTCGTGGCCAAGCAGAAAGAACAGCTCGCCTTGCAAAATCAGATCAACGTAAGCAGAGAGCAAGAGGCGCAAACGATCATGCGTCTTCAATTGGCCACTGAAAATTACGTGGCATCTCTGATACCGACTGCTGAGCAAGAGCTTCAAAACCAAATTTTGCAAAGACGGCTTGAGCTAACTTCTTCCATCGCCTCTCCTGGAATTCTTGCGGCGCAGACTAGCTATGCAGAGCAAGAAATGAAAACCGCTGTCGCCATTAAGCTTAACAATCAGAATATAGCCGAACTTTCAAAGCAGGTCGATAGAAACGGAAAGCTCTATCCGATTGCGGCGCAGCAAATTGAAGTTTATAGGAAGGCAAATGCTGATCTTCAACGGTCTCTTCCCGCTTCGCAAATTCAACTTTTAACTAACGAAATCCTGAAGCAATCATTGGCTTTACAGGAGAGACTGCAATCTTCTCAAAGGGACGCGGAAGATAGAAGAAAGCTGAATCAACTAATTATTGGGGGACTTTCAGAAGAAGCCGCCCAGGCAAAAATTACGGCTGATCGACTAAGAGAAGATTACGCGACAGCATTAAGGCTCGCCAATGAAGTCGTCAACAAGGCGTCTGCAGATCTTGAGGTTTTTAATCTTCGCAAAGCACAAGGCATTGCTTTGACCAAAGGAGAAACGGATGAATACAATCGTCTTACGGAAGCCCTTAACAATGCGCTAAAGGCTAGGCAGGATCTGGAGGGCAGAGGAGCGGGAATTGCAAGCACGGCCCAAGGTACGGAACAAGCCGCGAAAGCAAAGCCTGGAGACGGAATCGTCCAAGGTATTGCTGATGCTCAGAAAAAATTGAACGATTTGACCAATGTGGAAAAACAAGTTGTCGCTGGAGCGAATGCAATTGGTTCCGCTTTTGGCCAGGCATTTAGAGACATTGCCAGTGGATCTCAAACCACGCAGGAAGCGCTGTCTTCTATGTTCCAAAGCATTGCCGATCATTTCTTTGACATGGCAGCTCAAATCATTTCGCAAATGCTTGTCATGTACACGCTCAAGCTAATTCTTGGGCTTTTTGGCGGAGGCGGTGGCTTCTCGTATAGTGGCGCTAATCACTCGGGTGCTTTTGGCTCGGGGAGCCCGGTTAATTTCAATCCCGGCGCTTTCAGTATGCCCAAATTAGCCGCCGAAGGTGCTTACTGGTCTGGCGGCTTCCAGGCATTTGCTAACGGCGGCTTTGTTTCGGGCCCCACCCTGGGACTGGTTGGCGAAGGTTCCGAGGCTGAATACATTATCCCAGCCAGTAAAATGCGCTCAGCCATGAATCGCTATGCTTCGGGGGCTCGTGGTTCTGCGGTGATCCCTGGCAATGGGGAAGGCGATGGAGGGCCGACAAGTGGTTTGGCAGCAATGAATGCCTCTTCCATCGACGTGCGCTACACCGTGGAACGCATCAACTCCGTTGATTACGTGACCGCCGACCAGTTCCGCGCTGGCATGGCCCAAGCCGCCCAACAAGGTGCCACGCAAGGCGAACAGCGCACCCTTCGCCGCCTGCAGCAGTCCCGCGCCACTCGTAGCCGCCTCGGCATGAACTGATGGACACCAGCTTCAAAACTGAAATAGCACTGGGTCACATGCTGACCGCCAAGCCCCGCACGGATGGCGCATCCCCGCTCTACTTCCAGAACTTCTGGATCAACGAAAACGTCGCCTACAACGGCAACACCCACGGCTTTCTGCCCTTCGGCTTTTCGGGCGTCACGGTCAACCGCAGCGGCGACAACCAGTCCACGCAACTTGCCCTGCCCAACAACTCGCTCAGCCGTAGCTGGGCCTCCACGCTGGTCGATGGTAGTTGGGTGGTACTGGTGGACATGCTGATGCTCAACCCCGACAACAAGGCCGACTACCGCGTGCTTAGCTCCTACGCAGGTCAAGTGGCCGGCGCCATCTGGAGCGACGCCGAACTCCGCCTGGAGATTTCCTCTGTCATCGACGCCGTTGGTGGGGACGTGCCTAGGCGCCGCATTACTGAAGACGTGTTTGGTCCCTTGCCTACCACTGCTCAAGTCCGCCTGAGCTGATGTACGACCTGATCGGTCGCCCCTACCGCCTAGGCGCAGACGGCACCGAGTCTGATGGTGCCATCGACTGCATCCACCTCGTCTACACAGCCCTCGACCGCTTCGGCATCGCCACCCCCGCCTTCGACCCCTGCTGGTACGACGCTCCACCCCGTCAAATCCTCAAGGCTATCCACGGCTGGGGACGCCGCGTGCTAGATCCTTTGTATGATGGAGACGTGGTTCTTCTACCACACAAGAATTACGCTTTCGGGACAGTTTGGCAGGACGGCATCCTCTACATAACAGCCAGTCTGCAAGCGGCCACCTGGCACCCGCTTACGGCGTTTCCTGCACTCCGCTGCTACCGCAGCAACTGCTCCCCTACGAGCGCCAGCTAATTCAAGAGCTGGGTTGCACAGAACAGGAATACCTCGAGTTCAAGCAACGCATCGACTGGCTCAGCCGCGAACGCCCGGCGGAGTACGCACATATTCCAGACGTACAAAACGATGCTTTAACTGTTGCGATTATTTCACTGGTCCTCGGCGTTGTTTCCCAAGGCCTTTCGCTGCTGCTGGCGCCCAGACCGCCATCGGCGCCCAAAGGGATTGAAAACCGGCAACTAGATAGCATCGTCGGCCGTGACCGCTTCGCCCCGACATACGGCTTCCAGGCCAGCCAAGAACTAAGCCGCTACGGCGAAACGATTCCCATTGTCTTCGCCAGGCAAAAATACGTTCAGCTCCCTCCCAGCCGCAGCGACTTTTCCTACGTCGGCGGCATCATGGTCGCCCCCAAGCTGGTGTGGAGCCGCATGTACTCCCACGGCAGCTACCAGTCCGTCGACTTGGTCTTTTTGCTGGGGCAGTCTCCTGTATCCAGAGGGCCATACGACACAGAAGCAGCCCGCAACGAAGACCGCGCTGGTATCTACATCGGCCAAGCTCCTCTTGATGCACTCCAGGAATCTGACTTCCGCTGGTATTACTACTCCGGCGGTGAGCCAGTACCGAATAGCTCTGACTATCGACCGGCAACATTTGAAGGTAACAAAAATACAACGGGGCAAAGCAGGCTTCTGGGACTCCATCGCCGCTATGGAGATTTCTGGATTGGCGAAGGCGAACGCGACAACGCATTTAGAAACCACACATTTAGCGGCCTGGAAAGCACAGGGTTTAGCCATGCTTATTCCTTGACTAATCGCGCCGTTTTTGGCGTGTACAACGGCTTGCCGAACGGCACGCCCTACCGCCTTAACTGGGAAATCGTGCCCTATCCCGGCGCATCCTCAGAACAGGCTGGTCAAACCCCAGTTGCCAAGCGCTTCCAGATCGCCGGCAACCCCAAGATGGCTGGTGTGGGACGCAACTATGCACGCCAGTTCGGAATTGTTGAGCACATAAGAAATGGTCAGGTGACAACTGCACCAGGCGATCGAAGCCAAGGCTTAAAAGTAGACACGCAAGTAGGCGATCAAATCACGATCATCTACAACGAGGGGCGCGTCAGGGACGAGCTTTACTACGACAACAACAACCCCAACATTGTTGCAAATAAAAACCGCAACACAGGTGATGGCTTTTTGTATGCCAACCCCGACGTTAATGCCGTGGACAACCGACAAGTCCGCGATGCCATCCAAGCCGAACACGAACAGCAAGATGACTTACTAAAGATCGGCACCAAATGGATGATTGGTAACTGTATTTTTCAAGTTACCGCCAGAAATCCAGCCAATACAATATACGATCGCAGCGACTTACAGCCTCGCACTGTTACCTTGGTATGCAAAGAAGTCTTCGATGGGACAGTCGGGAAGGTCGGCGTCTGTCACCGTGGCTTTGTCAACACCGAAACCAATCTCCCAGAAGGGCCAGACGGGGCAATCTATGACATCGGCCAAGCCTGGTTCCCAATCTGCAAAGCTGACATTGCATCGTTCCAAAATAGCCGTAGCTGTAACGTCACTGAAATAGGCATCAAAAGCAATGTCTGGAACAAACTAAACGGCATCTGCAATTTTAAATCAGTTCCCAACGTAACAAAACTACGGGATTACGACGTTCAGAACATTGCACTAACCGCTGGGACAAACCAGTCGTATATACAGCGAGCCTCGTTTTTTGACGTCTACGTCAGGCCTGCAAACCAGTCATATGCTTTTAATCAGGGCTGGGAAAAACTAAATGACCATCCCTTTGCGGTGGTTGGATCAGCCCCGCAAGATCAGTTCAACTTTATCCGCATTGCCCATGGATTCGGGCAGTACGAATTCAGACTGCGTCCTGTCACCTCAGGCGAAATCAATCAAATACGCAATGCCGACGGTTCCTACACAAAAGCAACCATCAATGGCATAACCGTAGAAGGCCCCTGCTACAGACTTTATGTAGAAGGCGCCGTTCCTTATGCTGAAGGCCAGTACATTTCGCAAACAAAAACAACAAACTACGGGCTGTTCACGCTGTACATGATGGCAAAGCCTGCCAGCGTAAAAGAGCTGGCACTGGCGCCGGAAATGATCAGCAATCCCGTGTATCAAGGAGGGGCCTCAACATACACTCCTCCCCCATCGCGTGTCCGGTTCCTTAAGGCAGTAGCCTCGGATGCGTTGGACATAAACGCAAATGGATTCCGTATCAGCAACGGTATCGCTAAAGCCATCGACAAAGATCCCGATCCACGAGGAGCCGAACACAACACTTTCCATGGCACTCCAGTTATCACATACTTCCCCTTCAACGTTGGTGGCATTTACACATTTTCGGAATCCGATAGCACCGCATTTCGCTACGACCAGGGTGGTCGCGTTGTGCGACTAAAGATGAAGCTGCGCTTGTACACCACGCCAGAAAACATAACAGCTACAAACTTCCTGAGTCACTGGTGGGAAATTGTAGAGCCAGACAACATCGAAATTTTGCAGTTGACCGGCAGTTGGACTGGCAACGAAGTCTTTGTCATTCGTAGCCTTCTGCGAAATCCCGCCATCACGATTGACTATTACTTCCAAATTGTTGCGCCGGTTCCCATCAGTTCTCCGCCCACCCTC